CCTTACTGAGGTTGACGGCTACTCGGCCGCACTCAACGAGGAGCGTGTTGGCGTGGTTGATGAGTGGCTTCCGGCCGCTGGCGTGACCGTGAACGACATCTTCTGGGTGACCGTCGATGGCCCCACTGAAGTTGCTCACGCGCTGTCAGGCACCAACATCGCAGCCGGCGACCGTCTTGCTGCGATTGCGGCCGCCACAAGCGGTGCCACCACGGCCGGCCGGGTTACGCCGAATGCCTACGCTGGTGCTACCGACATGGCTGGCCTCATCGGTTACGCCATGTCGGCAGCCACTTCGGGGAACACGCCACTGGCTCTGATCAAGACTCGCTTTAACTGAGGTAACTGATGAGCAGAAACCAGTTGATCATCGGGCTGGCCAATCAGCAGCTCGCCAATACGATCTGGGACGAACTCCAGCACCTGTCTGGAAGTACGAACTCCCTGACGATTGGCGCGTCCACGGCCAGTCTCGGGTTCTTCGGTGCCGCTGCTACGGCGCAGCCTGTGTGCCCAAACAGCAGCAACACCACCACCATTGCCAACGCGCTCCTGGCGCTCGGCTTGGTCAAGTCGGCTTGAGTATTGCCCTTACGGGCTTTCGGGGGACAGCCGGTGCAGGCGCATAGCCGGCCGGCTGTTTTCTTTTAAATGGACGAACTACTTTTCCTTATGAGCGATTCAGCCGTCCAGAACTTGGACTTCCTGCGTCAACTCATTGCCGAGGCTCGGCAAGAGAATCCTTACGCAGACATGGCCAAACTGCGAATGCTGCAAGGGTCGGGCATGGGGACTGATTCCGCCAAACAGGAGGATGTCTAATGGCTCTGCAGTTTAAGGGTGGCCCCTTCGCCGGAAGTTACACAACCAACACATTTAACACGGGGAAGGCCCAGCCGATGCCCCCGCCCTCTCAGGGCACGCCTTACGGCGGCAAGGGGTTCCAAGGAAATGTGTTCCAAGGAAATCTTGGCCGTCAGCCGCAGCCGCCGAGCCAGCCCGCTGGCAGAGTTATGGACGGGCCTGGGTCTTTCTACGGCCCCGGTGGACCACGGATGGCCGATGAGACTGGCTTTAAGTTTCCCGGCGGTCCGCAGCAGCCAGGCCGCGTGATGGATGGCCCTGGTTCTTTTTATGGGCCCGGTGGGCCAAGGATGGCCGATGAGACTGGCTTCAATTACCAAAACCCACGCCAGCCTCCTCAATGGAACATGGGCGATGACATCCGGCGGCCTCCCAACAATCCGGCTCCGCCCCCCATGCCACCGGCCCAACAGCCAGGCCGCGTGATGGACGGGCCTGGATCGGGCTATGGGCCACGGGGCGGCTATGGCTTTGGCGATGATTTCCGCGTCTTGCCGGGGCCCGGCGGTGGCTTTCCTCCTCCTCCAACGCAGCCTCCTCCGGTTGCGTTTCGCCCGGGCCAGGCGAACCCCATCCAGCCGCAAGTCGAAGAGTCTCCGGAGGACTACCGGCGGTCAATCGCGGCAGAGCGAGCGCGGGCGGCGAAGATGGACAGCGAAGCCGCTGCGAAGCGCCAGAAGATGCAACAGAATCGGCCGACTTACAACGTGCCAGGTTATGCCAATCCAGTAACCGACCCGATGGTTGCCCAGAACGAGTACGACCGGATCGCTCGCGAGCAGAGGGCTGCCGCGAGAGGCGAAAAGCCGCGCAAGACCCAAATGGAATTGGACATGGAGGCCAGGAAAGCCAGCCATCGTCAGCACGTACAGCAGCGAGCGGAGATTCAAGAAGCGCTCCCCGGGCAAGATCAAGCAACGCGAAAAGCGATCCAGCAGCGAGTGTCGGCATACGGCGAGACTCCCGAGGAGGCTTTCCGGAACGGCGGCTTTGCTGCACAGCAGGCTTATGCCAGCAGTCGGATGAACGATGGCCCAGGACCATCGGCGCGCACTCCCGCCGGGCAGTCCCGTTGGCGTTGACAAGATAGCGTCTTAACTGTACACTTATACACCAACCCCCGAGGTGTTACATGCAGCAGAAATTCAACGTCGGCATCTGCACTTTCTCTTACGGCGGCAACGGCGGAATCTCCTCTGAGGTTCCTGACATCCGGGAGTGGATGGTCCCGCTTGTAGCCAACGCCTCCCAGGACGAGCGGATTGGAACTATCCGCGTCTGGAACCTGGCCGACACGCCGATCACTATGACTCGCAACCGGGCCGTACTCATGGCTCGGCAGAACGATGTTGACGTTCTGGTGATGGTGGATTCGGACATGAAGCCCGACATCCTTATGGGCCAAGAAGGAGTGAAGCCGTTCTTCACATCGTCCTTCGACTTCTTGGTGAACCACTACGCCAAGGGTCCATGCGTCATCGGTGCGCCCTACTGCGGGCCTCCGCCAGTTGAATGCGTCTACGTGTTTCGGTGGCAGCACATGCAGTCCGAGAACCCCAACCCGGACTTCCAGCTTGAGATGTACGACCGTCACACGGCCGTGAAGCTGGCTGGCATCCAAGAGTGCGCTGCGCTCCCGACTGGTCTGATTATGTACGACATGCGGGCGTTTGCTCTCACGGAACCAAAGACGGCAGAAGACAAGCCGTGGTTTTATTACGAGTGGAAGGACAAGTTCTGTGCTGAGAAGGCATCCACTGAGGATGTGACGCAGACCCGCGACCTCTCACTCGTTGGCACCCAGAAGCTGGGCTACAACCCGGTCTACTGCAACTGGGATGCGTGGGCCGGTCACTGGAAGCCCAAGTGCGTCAGCAAGCCGCAGTTCATCGACGCCAGCCAGATTGCTCAGAAGATGAAGCAGTCCTTTGAGGCTAACGTGGACATGAACGTCAAGCTCGTTGACCTCAAGGCTCCCGCTGACATTATGAGGCGATTGCCGGCGAGTGTCTGACTACAAGACTTGTGTCGAATGCGGGACCTCTTACCCCGCAACCACGGCGAACTTCCACAAGTCCAAGGACGGCTTCCACTCCAAGTGCAGGAAGTGCCGCAACAAGGGCGAGCGTGGCGCAAGGAAGAAGAAGCGGAACAAGAAGCTAGAAGAGATTGAGAAGGGCGCAGTCGATCTCTTCACGGCAGCAGCGAGGATTGGCGGGGCAAACATCCCGCACTCCTCGGAGCTGCTGGAAGTCCTCATGGAATACTTCGGTGGCGTCCGCGGGTTCGCTAACGCCTATATGAAACAATTTTACGACGCTCCCGTGGGCGGTGCGTTTAGGACCAAGATGCTGGACTCGGTTGTCCGACTGGTCGTAGGGAATACGGCCATGGGCGGCGCCAAGAAACCCTTGGAGTTGATGAGCGAAGAAGAACTGGAAGCCGAACTCCGGAGACAGGTCCTGGAGGCGGCGATGAGTCTCAAGAAAGTTGAGGTTGTAGATGAAGTGCGAAACCTGCCGCTGGTTCAACCTGATTCCGGGGCCGGGGCCGTGGGCGCAGTGCCGCCGCTATCCTCCGAGGTGGGTGGATCAGGACACATGTGCGTACCCAGTGGTGACGGCTGAAGACGGCTGCGGCGATCATGAAGAAGCACCCAAAGATTCCACCGCCCCCACCAGCTGAAGGCCCCATCGGCGGGCTGACACAGCACGCTCTTGGGCAGATGAAGGACGTTCAGGCCGAACTGTCCGAACGTCGCCTTGAAGCGTTGCGTCTGTACGTGCCGATGCCGAAGCAAGATGACTTCCACAAGTGCATGTCCTCTGAGCGATTGGTGATCGGCGGCAATCGTTCGGGCAAGAGTGCGTGTTCATTCGTTGAGGATGCCCGCGCAGCCACAGGCCAAGACCCTTATGGGAAGTATCCCAAGGAGGGCGGCAACCTTGTGATCATCGGGAAGAACTGGCAGCACATCGGCATGGTGGTCTACCCCATGCTGTTTAAGGCCGGGGCGTTCAAGATCATCAAGGACCGCACCACCGGCAAGTGGCGAGCGTTCAATCCCGGCCTGCTGGGGGACGTTGAACGTGTTGCACAGGCCAAGCCCGCGCCGCCGTTGATTCCGCCCCGACTGATCAAAGACATGTCATGGGTGCAGAAGAACGCTGGCTACCTCAACAAGGCCGAACTCAACAACGGCTGGACCATTTACTGTTTCTCGTCTGAGGGGGAACCACCCCAAGGATTTCAAGCCGACCTTGTACATATAGACGAGGACATCAATAACGAGCGCTGGGTAGGCGAAATGCAGGCTCGCTTGTCTGACCGCAAGGGTCGCTTTGTATGGTCGGCTATGCCATGGAGCAAGAACGACGCACTCCTTGGTCTTTGCGAGCGTTCCGACAAGGCCGAGGAGCTAGGCCAAGAAGTCCCGCTCATCAAGAAGTTCGTCCTCCGGTTCTTGGACAACGACCACATCGACCCGGAAGAGAAGAAGAAGAACATCGAACGCTGGTCGGCTCTCGGGATGGATGAACTCCGCATGCGTGCGGAAGGTGAGTTCACCACCGAATCAACGCTCATGTACCCGACCTTCAATGCGTCAGTCCACATGATGCAGAGGTCCGAACTCCCTGATGGGCTAATCCCATCGGACTGGACTCGCTACGTGGGGATCGACCCAGGCCACGCGGTCATGGCAACCCTGTTTCTTGCGATCCCGCCAGACGAGAAGTTCTGGCTCATCTATGACGAACTGTACATCCGCAACTGCAACGCGCTGATCTGGGGCGAACAGTTCTGTCAGAAGGCGATGGAGCAGAACATCTACACCGGGATCATGGACATGCACGGCGGTGCGCTGCGTGACCTTGGGTCGGGAAGACTTCCGCATGAGCTGTACTCCGAGGAACTCAAGAAGCGCAAGTTCCGCTTCCAGTTGACGAACACGCAGTTCATCCCGGGGTCGGATGACATCCAGGCCCGTACGGCACTTGTCAGGCAGGCACTGCACATCAAGGGCGACGGGACCACTAAGCTCAAGTTTTTAGAGGGTGGGTGCCCGAACCTCCTCAGAGAAATCAAGCGGTACAGGAAGAAGACAACGACGGTCAACGGCCAGGTATACGTGACTGACGAACCACAGACCCGAGGCGAGGTCCACGCCTGCCAGGTCTTGGAATATCTCTGCGCCAACGAACCGAAGTACCACAAGCCACCCAAGACCTACGGCCCTACTCCATGGTGGGTGGACTACTTAGACAGGAAGAAGAAAAGAGAGCGGGCGTCCGAAGACTCCTGCGTGATCCTTGGCCCTATGGGAAGCCGGAAATGACTAGCTACGAAATGCCCGAAGTGAAGATTGGCGACATGGTTCTGTTCTACGCCCATGAGGGTGCGGACCCTGTCATGGCCTTTGTGACCACCACGGCCTCGCGGACCCTGACCCTTTGGTCCGTGGTCCCCGGATACGGCGGGGTGGAGAAGTCCAGCGTCCATCACAAGGACGATCCGGGGGTCCAGGAGTTCCCGGCGTGGAAAGAATACGGCTTCTGGGGACCCCGGCCGGCGGGCAAGGAAGCGATCCTGTCCGAGAAAGTCGCCCTTCTTGAGAAGAAAGTGGCCGAACTTGAGGGCCGGAAGGGCAATAGACAGTAGGGAGACTGTATGCCAGCGAAAGCCGTGTTTGACCTTGCCCTTGCTGCGCGCCTTCATGCCAATGGCATGACGCTGTGTCGGGTTTCCAAGGTTCCCGGAATGCCCTCACAGACAGCCCTAAAGCGACACTTGCTTGCGGGCGGCCATGAGGTATGGACTGGACCGTGGAAGCTGCGGGCGGTGTCTGCCGACGCGCTCGCAGAGCTTCATCACACCCGCGGCCTAACGGCCGGGCAGATAGGCGAAATGTTTGACTGCTCCGCCAGCGCAGTCAGGCGCAAGGCGGCGGAGCTTGGCCTTTCAAAAGGCCGGGGCTGTGGGTCAACGAAGCACCCTCCAGGGCCGTCTCATCCGAACTGGCGCGGCGGAAAGCACACGTCTCCCAGTGGCTATGTATTTGTTCGTCGCCCTGACAATCCAATGGCCGGCGCGAACGGATACGTTGCAGAACATCGCCTAGTGATGTCGGAAAAGATTGGCCGTCCATTGGCCAGCAAAGAGCAGGTGCATCATGTCAATGGAATCAAGGATGACAACAGGCCGGAAAACTTGATTGTTGTCAAATCGGGCAAGCATCAGCAATTGCACGCAGACCACAGGCGAGAGGTGTGGGGGCTTCGGAAGCGAATCGAAATCCTTGAGTCGCAGCTCAATCCCGCTCCAGAACTGAAGGTGATGGGATGAGCAACGACAACCCCCTGGCTCCAATTGCGAAGAACTGGCTAAAATTGATCAGTTTAGCCGAGGCCCATAAAAAGGCGTTCACAGACGACGCAAAGGAGGCGATGGGGTTCTACGCGAGCGATCCATCGGTTATGTGGGAAAATAGTTACGCCCATGGGGAGCGGGGCTACAACCGCGGCATCGACCCTCCCGCCTTCCGGATGACGGTCAACCGTGTCTGGGAAGCCGTCCGCTTGTTCTCGGCGGTCATTCATCACCGGAACCCTGCCAGGACGGTCAACGCGAGGCAGTTCCCCATCATCGGACCACAGCTGCTGGGAATCTTCCCGCAACCCCCGGTTCCGCAGATGGGTCCAGAAGGCCCTGTGATGGGGCCTGACGGCCAGCCGGTGATGATGCCCGATCCTGGCGTCCAGGCGTACCAGCAGGGCATGGAGCAGCAGCAGTTCGCATTTGAGCGCCGCAAGGTTGTCTCCAAGCTCTTGGAAGACTACCTCAACTACACACCCAACGAGCTTGATCTAAAGCGTCACTCTCGGAAGGTTGTGGAAGAGGCGTTCATCAAGGGCGCTGGCGTATGGTGGCATGAGCTGTATTCGCCGCCCGGCTCAAACGTGAAGATGGCTGGATCGTTCTTCGACTCCATCGACAACCTGACTTGGGACCCTGACGCCGACGAGTTTGAAGACATCCGCTGGGCCGCACGCAAGCGCGTTCAGCCCGTCGATGAAGTGGCGGCGAAGTTTGGCCTGTCTGTTGATGACCTCAAGGGTCACGCAGAGTCTTACTCCTCGCGGGTGAATGAAGACCAGCGCGGCTACAAGACCCAGAAGCGGGCGGGCAAGACGGCCGATCTGATCTGCTACTGGGAGGTCTACTCCAAGATCGGATTCGGTGACAGGCTCAAGGACTCCGACAAAGACCTCCGTGGCAAGTTTGAGGCCATGGGGCCGAACTGCTACATCGTCGTTGCCGAAGGTGTGGACTTCCCGCTGAACTGTCCACCCAAGATGCTCCAAGAGCCGGTGGACGAGACGGGTATTCCGCAGCAACTGTTTATGAATACCCAGTGGCCCATCCCCTTCTGGGCCGAGCCGCAGGGATGGCCGTTCACTCTTCTTGCGTGGCACGGCAAGCCCGGCTACTCATGGCCCGTCTCTCTGATTCGGCCTGGGATCGGTGAGCTTCGATTCATTAATTGGGCGATGTCCTTCCTTGCAACACGCATCGCAGCGTCCAGCCAAGTTCTCATTGGCGTGTCGAAGGCTGCGGACGAGAACCTCAAGAGCAAGCTGCTTGAGAAATCCGAGGGCGGGTTCAAGATTGTGGAAATCTCCGAAGCCATCGGCCGGTCGGTCAACGATGTGATCTCAGTCTTCCAGCTCCCCGCGGTTACTGAGGACCTGTACAGGATCATCGCGGAGGTCACCGCCCTCTTTGACCGGCGAGTGGGCCTGACAGAGTTAATTTACGGCATGACCAGAAATCAGTTCCGGTCGGCTGCAGAGGCCAACGTGAAGGCCGAGCAAATCTCGGTCAGGCCAGACGATTATGCGAACACGCTGGAAGACGCCCTTTCGGATGTGGCGAGGAAGGAAGCCCTCCTTGCCCGCTGGCTGATTCAGCCACAAGACGTTGCACCGCTCATGGGGCCGATGGCAGCCCAGGCGTGGCAGATGCACGTACAGCAGGAAGACCCAGATTCCATCGTCAGGGAATACACCTACCGCGTCGAAGCCGGCTCCGCAAGGAAACCCAACATCGCTACCAAGACTGAGAACCTCAACAACCTGATGCAGGTGATGATGCCTGTCGCTCAGGGCATGTTGCAGTCTGGAAATCCTGCGCTCTTCAACACCCTCATGGCCAAGTGGGGCGAGGTCAACCAGATGGATGTGGCCGACTTCGCCGTGCCGCCTCCGCCACCACCGCCACCAGGGCCTCCTCCTGGCCCGCCTCAAGAAGGCCAGCCGCCACAAGGCCAGCCCGAAGCCCCTCCCCCGGGACAGTAGTTGTATATGGACCTCCCATTTGACATCGCCAACTCATCCTCGTCCGTGCGGGCCCATTACCGCCGCATGGTTGAGGCTGGCCAGAATCCCCGCTTTGCTGAAATGTGCGCGCTTCAATCCCCTCCCGGGACGCAAGGCACGGACCGTGCGTTCATGGAAGGCCGCATGAACAACCAGCAACTGGACTCCATGCCGCTCCGCCAAGCCAAGTACGTGGCTGACGAGGCCAAGGCCGCTGGGATCAACATCTCAGGCAAATACTACTGCGGCGGCATTGCCAACCAGCGCGGCTGGCGTGACCCCAAGGCATGGGTGTCCAGCAATGATGACGTTCTCCGTGTGGCAAAGGAACGCAGGATGATGGTGACCGGGAGCGTCAACTATGACCCCGGCCCTGCCCCGCCGAAGCGAACACTCATCAACGAATCAATCGTCAAGGACTTGGTGCGGCGGGAAAAGAAGAAGAACCCCGGCGCCAAGACTTCCGAACTCCGTGAAAAGGTCATTGAAAAACACGCCTACAAGGTAAAGAACCGATGAACGAGATTGCTCGCCACTTCTCCCCCGGCATGGTTGTCACCGCCAACTCCTCGGCGGCAACCACCTCGGGCATGTTCCCATTCGGCCGCTTCGGCGGCGCATGCGTGATGATCGCCAACACTGGCGGCGGCACGCAGATCAACTGGCACGGCACGGTCGACCCCTCTGTCACGCCAAGGCAGGTGTACGCTGACGGTTCTGCGGTTGTCACGGCCCTCACCATCGGCATTCACCCGGTGCCAGACGCCTGCTTTGCATCCAACTATGTGGTGCCCGTCGTTTCGGGTGCCACCACCTGTGCGATGACCGTCATGGCAAAGGGCTGACATGGGCTTATCCCCGCGCACACTCCGCCCCGCGAATAACTTCACGCCCCGCTCCATCCCCGGCCTCGCCCTCTGGCTTGACGCTTCTTCGGCCGACACGCTTTACACCACCGACGCGGGGCCGGTGACGGCGGTGACTCAGCCTACGGATATCGCGGGGTGCGTTGGGTGGTGGGATGCGAGCGATGCGGCGAGCATCACGCAGAGCGGAGGGCTGGTCAGCCAGTGGAACGACAAGAGCACGGCGGGCAATCACGCGACGGCTAGTAGCACCGCGAGGCCGACCACTGGAACCCGTTCGCTAAACGGCAAAAACGTCCTTGACTTCGACGGCACTGCCAACGCAATGGCAACGTCGCTGGCAGACGCCGCGACACAGACCGTTTTGTTTGTCGCCGTCTCTGACGTTGCATCAGGCGGTCGCGTGTGGAGTTACGGGACAACCAATCGCGGGGTGTTCTCCGATTCCGGCACATGGGCGTTCTGGCGGCAGCAAACATCAGGCCCCATTTCATTTGGCGCGACGGCCTCCGCAACCTCGCCGTCTGTAGCGTGCGCGTTGTTTACCAGCAACTCGTCCTTGACGACTTTCGGGAACGGGGCTCAAGGGACAACTAACGACCCCGTTGATTCATCAGGTGCGACGTTCAACATCGGCAAGGAATCGACCTCGTTCCATAACGGCTACATTGCCGAGATCGTCATATACAACACCGCCCTCACCACCGCAGA